GAAGGCCATGTGATTTGCCCATAAACACCGCAGCCTTCATCTTCAACCATGCGCAGCATATCAGTCGGTTCAGCATCACTGGTTATTGTGCCTATCTGAGCTCCAGGTTCATGCGGCCTGCGTTTGTCAGAGCCACCAGATCTTTGTCTATCATTGCAAACAACAGTGACATTGCGATCACCAATACGGATAGGAAATAAACCGTTGACAGGATTCAACTGAAAAACACGTACACCCGGAGCAGCAAGAGTAAGCGAATCGCCTGCAGCATTAGTAACCCGCGTTGCGGTATTGTCACTTGCCTTGATTATATCAACACGCACCCAGTAATAATTATTGGTAGGCAAAGACAAATCTGAGCCAGAAACACCCGTTACCGTTATAGGTGTCCAATCAGTCAAAAGAGAAGAGTGGAAAGAAACTTGCCCTTCCTGCAGTAACGACATTCGATAATTGCCAGCAGCTGCCTGTGTCGTGTCTTTTATATGAGAAACAGATTCCCACGCAAAAGAGTCTCCTGATGTTTTTGAGTAATACGCCTTCAAAAAAACATTAGAACCGCACAACGGGTCGCCCGCAGGAGAGGCCGTGACTAGACCCCAATCGAAACCATCAAATTTATCTAGCGCACCAACGTACAGTCTTTTTATGTTTGCACCACTAAATGTGCCGTCACCATGCCTTGAGCTAGCCCAGTTACCAGGAGTGGATTCTGCGTCAGACGTAAGCACCACCACGCTGCCTTTCGTAGCATAATGAGGAGCTCCACACGCAATCGTCTTAAACGACTCGCGCCTTTGCAGTTCTCCGTTTTCATTGATTACGTTCTCTGCTTCGACAGCCTGGTCGGGCCGAGCTTCCCGCTCAAACCGATTGACGCCACCCGCGAGAGCTGGAATCGGCACCGACACATAGCTTCGCATGTTACCCTCTTGTAGACTTTTTGCGTACTGGTTTTGTGTTTTCTTCTGACGTAGCTACAGCAAGTCGCGTGTTGAACTCTTCTTGCGCTTTTTTGAGGTTTTCTCTTTCTTTGCGCAGAGACTCCATCTCTTCTTCCATTGCCTCGCGTACATCAGCCAGCAATCGAATCTTACCGTTGTGCCGAGTAAGCTCGATAGAAGACTTATTAAGCATCTCCCACGCAGCTTGCGGCACATCAATGTAGTTGCGCGGCAAGTCACCAACCTTTTTAGCAACTGCATGGTTGCGCTTCTTGCCTTTTACAATCACGTTTTCGTGACGCACTTCCCATTTCCCACCTTGCTTTGGCGGAATAATGTACGTCTTACCCCCGTAACTGAATAAATATGGTTTATCACTGTCAATACAGATTTGCGGCATTACATCCCTCTTCTTCGTCGTCTAATTCGTTTCGGTCCTTGCTGCCTACGACTTTGCGTAAGGAAGCCAGTCCATAAGTTTTGATAGGCCATCATTTGCATATCCGTTGCTTCCCCGTCTCTACGGAGGAGCTTCAACGCAGCGCCTAATCCTATCAATTCCGTGTAGCGAGGAGACAACGGTGCCTGCTCCGACGGTGCTGCTGCATCTAATACAAAAGGTTGTGCAACATGACTAATGCGTAGTGTCAACGTACCCGAGGCTTTTGGGTAAAGCTGCAACCTATAACCGTCCACATCAGCACCACTAGAGGGACCAAAAAGCGTGTAACGGAATCTGCAGAAACTGCCGAATACTTCTCCAGGATTAAAATCTTCAGCGGCTAGCGGAGACACATAGTCAATGTTGATAGGTAGATTGACACTCGTAATGTCTTCTACTTTGTAAATCGCGTCAGCACCAATTGACGAAGGCAGGGTGACCGGTTCAGTGCCTTCTGTGTAAGTTACATTAGTGCGTATCAGCGCTTCATTAGGAAAGTCTTGAACCATGTAATTAGACATCTCTACGAGCTGATTGTTGATTGCCTCATCTACATCAGTGTAGTCGGTATTGCCTGCAGTCCAGCGGTCACCATCAGGGTCACCCACCTCGCGCAACACTCTGCTTCTTAGCTGCGTAAGTGTCTCAGCTGTCTTGCGAGAAACCGACATTACATCGTCCGTCCGTTGTGGCCTTTAGGTGTGTTCGTAATCCCTAATCTAAGATTTTTAGCTTGTTTCAGCATATTTCTACGGTCGAGCTCTTTCTCAACAACATAGCTGTTTTCAATAAGTTGTTTTTGCGCAGCTTCTTTTTCTTGGTTTTTGCGCGCAATATCATCCATGACCATTTGCTCGTGTCTGCTGCCGCGACGAACGCGATGCTTCACGCCTTCGTACTCGATAATGTATGCTTGCTCTCGTTCCCATTTGCGACGGTCGAGCTCATCATGGCTTGTTTGGTTGCACTGCATAGACTTGCTTGCGCTCCCTTCTTCGATGTTTGCCATGTCGCGTATATGGTTGAAGTAGTAAGAGTGAAAGTCGTGCAGCATTGCTTCGTGTTCTGAAGCTCTATCTTTGCGTTGGTCTTCTCTGCGTGAAATCACAAAATCAAACATCTCTTTGACTGTCGAACGATGCGTGTCGCAGTGTGCCTTTACGAACTCTAATGACTTGCGATTTGGCGGAACATAGTCGCCAATTCTGCCTCGCAGGTCTTCTGCGCGTTTGTCTTCGAAGTTGATATCCGCAGGAAGGTAGCCTTCTTTTTGGCTGTCAATATCGTGAAAAATCTGTACGCAATGCCAGCCTGCTTGTCCTTGTTTCGGGTTAGGAACAAACTCAAATAAGCACCATCGTTTAAACCAGGGGTGTAGAGCCAGCTTCAATTTTTTGTTCGCGAGTTCCCCAAACACGTCTTTGAAGACAGTCTCTACACCCACCGGAAGTGGGGGGCTTTTTGCTATCGAATCCGGGTCGAACCGCATCCGAAAAACCTCGGGGTAGAGGAAGTACTTTTTGCTCCACTGCATACCTGTCGAGGGATCCCAAGCTCCCTCCAGGTCAACGTCAATCCGCTTTTGTGCGCGTTGCTTTTTCATTCCTCTCCCCAAGGCATCAGTTATTATTCGTCAGGTGTTCCGTCGAGGTTAGCCTCGAGATCATCAATAATACCGTTATTGTGTGGCTTGTTACACGCAATATTACCTGACTTGTGCCATACCTGCTCTGTTTGATCAAAGTTTGGAACGAATCGCAACTGTGGATCATCCAGAGGAGCCATTGAAGATTCTTCATGCCATCCCCATTGGGTGGTATCAAGAACAACAACTTGCTTCGGAGGACAGAGCCAACCATGTACTGAATCTGCCCGTAACCGTATTTGCCTTGCTGTACTGGAGCAAAACGACGATTGTTTTCATTCAAAGCCAGAAACTCTCGCATCATTGAATCATGCAGCATTGCGATATCTGGAGTTCCACCAGAACCTTCGTTGCGAATACGGTGAATCATTAGAGTAAGTCTAGATTCCGCAAACTCACGCGGGGAGGTAGGATCACTCGCAACATCGAATACACCACCAAGTTTGTCATAAGTAGTCTTTGAAAGACCATATAGATGACTGTAATGCGAAGAAGGAAGAACTACAGAACCGACACCATTAAAGGTGAAGAAGTCTGTGTCCATCGTCGCATCACTCGAAACACTGTCTTTACGGCTAGCGTAAGGAATAACAAGGTCACCTGCAGCAGGAGCGTCTCCGCCAGTAAGCAAAGAAGCTAGCGCATTTCCGCCACTAACAACCGCACCCGTCTGCAACGTAATTGTCGGCGAAGCTAATGTGCCACCGACACCGCTTATCTTTATAAGATTATTGCTCGTGTTATGACTAAAGCTAGGATTGCCCGCAATACCGTCTGATGTGTCAACGAAACCAATCATTTGGTTTTCACGCATATAATGAGTACCAAACTTGTAATAGTTCGCTGCAGCAGATGTTCTGTCTTCGCGACCAGCAAGTGTTACTGTAGGTTCGCTATAAGAAGCTACTGTTCCGTATACGTCGTAGTATCCAAGATATAGTTTCCGCGCAAAGTTTAGCGTTGACTGTATTCTTGCGTCTTCAACATCACTTTGCTTTGGACGAGAAAAAGCAGCCTTATCACCTGCTCGAGCAGCGCGTTGAGACTGACCTGTCCAGCGAAGGCGCGTGTACATATCTCGCGCAACAATACGCGGGTTGACATGTGTGCCAGCTGTTGGCTCAGGAAGGTAGTACCCTTCGCCGGAGCTCATTCCAGCAGATTGCGGAAGAGATGTGGTGACAGCATTGACTTTAGCAACACCACCCATAACACCCTTTTTCTTGCCGATTTTGTCTGCAATAAGAGCTTCAGTGTGAATCCATGCGTCCCATTTCGGGCCATAGTAATATTTGAGAAGATTTGCGTAGGCAGATCTGGACTGACCCGAGCCGACGCTTATTTCATTAATTCCTGCGTAAGATACCATTCGTTTGTTCCTCGGTACTAATTATCTCGAAACAACGCCTTTTCAAGCGCGTCGACATCAAGGTCGTTTAGGGTTGGACCGTGACCACTGCTCCCTCCAGAAAGAGCTGCAGCTAACACTGCTTGACCGCCAACTTCTCGTTTAGTCGGAGGTGCGATTTGTTGTGCAGGCTGCGCGGTTGGCGCGGCTGGTGCCTGCTGAACCATTTGCAACAACGGCAGATAAGGGGCCACTGCATGCTGAATCGCTTGCCCATAATCTTGAGCCAGCCCTTCAGATAACATTGTTGCTGCATGATGTTTGATGTTTTGTGCAACCTGCGCAGGTATTTCTCCAAACACATTCAATGTTGCGTCAACCTGCGCATCAACTGCGGCTTCATGCTGCGCATACACGCTTTGTTGCTGCATATTACTAATATAGTGCTGCAATTCATTGATTCGTGTTTCGTACTGCTGCTGTTGCGTACGACGTTCAAAATCTGAACGGAACATATACACATCTGTTGCAGAGGTTGGATCTAGACCCACTGTTTCCATTGCGTTTGCTAATTGTTGGGGATCGTTCAGGTTTAGCTGCGGTTGAGCTGGCGGTTGCGCTTGTTGTTGCTGCTGCATCATTTGCTGCTGCTGCAGTTCCGCGAGCTGCTGCGAAAGCTGTTGCTGCTGCTGCATATACGCATTCATCATATCCTGCTGCGTATATTCAGGCTCAGACTCAACCTCTGGAATTACTTGCTGCGCTTGCTCTGCTTGCACAGCTTGTTCTGTGGAAGGTGCGTTATTCTCAACACCGGGAATTGCGATACCTGCTTGCTCAAATAGTGACGCTACTTGCTCTGGCATAGGATCAGGTTCTGAAGGAATTTCCACGCCTGCGTCAGCCATCAACTGCTGCGCGTCTACTTCTGGTGCGGGTGCGGGTGTTCCCTGTTCCCCGAATAATGCTTGGTCTGCTTCTGATATTTCAGTTCTCAAATCGGTCATGGGTTGATACTACCTTATTATTTTTACCTGTCAAACAAGACCTTATTCCGGGAAGGCTACAACATCTTGTGGTGGAGGCAGTTCTACGTTGCCAGACTCTTGATTTTGACCATATGCGCCACCTCCACCATCGAAAGGCGATGGCATTTGTGGGTCGCTAGCAGGTGGAGGACCACCGGCAGCAGACTGCGCGTTACCCATAAGCATCTGTGATTCCGTTGCGAACGCTTCTGTTTGTTGCGCGAGCTTCATTTCATGCTCTGCAATATGCGCCCTAAACTGCTGTTTTGCTGCTTCAGGCAAAGCTAAGAACTCAGGGGATACCGCAAAGTCTGAATGCACTTCTGCATGCACTTCGTGATTATCTTCGTCTAGCAATTCAGGCACAAAGAACGGATTATCCAGTAAATTACGGTTCTCACTGCGAGCTCGAGAATAATGATTCTCTAACCTATGCCGCGTTGGTGCATCTTCATAATCAACTTCGAGCACCTGACGCAACGCTTTTGCTGCAGGATTATCGGGATCAAACGCACCAAGCTGATACAGCTCCATTGCTTCTGCATAACGCAATGCGCGACTATTTGGTGTACCGCTAAACGGCTCGACTGTAACCGTAGCGTCAAAATCATAGTCATTACGTCTAAACTCTTGAGATAACAGCCTTTTATTCGCGCCCAAGGTGCGTACAATCCTGCCTTCTTCATAGAAATCACGCGCCAAACGAAGGCATTTCTGCAGTATTTTTGCCACATCTGCCTTAAACAAATGCACATCTGGCTCATGAATTGCCTTGCTAAACTCGTATAAATACGAAAGCGCACGACCTGAATCGTACCCCTGTGGTGGCTGTCCACGGTTTACATCTCCATATGTAGAGATGGTTTGCAGTGTGTTGACTGCGAAATCTTCAAAATTGAACATGCTGCCAGGGATATCAGGTACGCGCATCCATTCTGGTCGAGCACCGGGATTGTATTCGATGAGTTCGCCTGCCATATCGGAAAACATATCCGTATTGATTCCACTTCCGTATGGAACGAGAAGCGGAGGACTAAGAACCTTATCAACCCACTCCTTGCGTTTGCTTGCGCTTAGGTTGATGCTGCGCTGTACAGGAATGATGTCTTTGACAACACCATCGGGGTATAAGCCATTAGGTAATAGGTTTTGCCCTAAACGTAGTACCCATGGCCACTCGTAAGGCAAAGGCCCAATAGCGACAATAACATCAGCAGAAAAAATAATAAGACGCCCACCAGGATAGCGATTACTTGGTTTTTCCCAAAACTCAATGAGTTCTCCTAATTGATTCTCGCTTGCATTCGTATGCCTGCCTGCAGCTGACGGTATGTCAAAACTGCGCCCATCGTTTTCTACAATTTGTGTCGCATGCAATGACTCGTCTTGTCTACCAATTGACCATCGACCTTCTGTTGACTTGCCGTAGTGATCGAATGGAAACTGGTCGTTTAGAATCCGCAAAGGCAAAAGCTTGCGGTGAAACACATGCTGAATACTTTCTTCGTCTTTTGCGTGTGGATCAGCTAGTGCTGAGATAATGTCCACAAATTGTACAGATATTTCACCCTCTGCGCGTCGTTCCATGCGCGGCATTTCGAACTCATCTGTGTCAGGAAGCCCTGTTTCGGGGTCAGTAATAGGGAATTCGTCGTAATCACCTTTGTTTGGGTCCCAAATTACCTTGTAAAATGCTGCTCCGTGAATTTGCGCTGCAGTTTCTCCGCGATATAAAGTCTCATAATTCATAACGCCGTTCTTTAAAAAACTACGTACAAGCTTTTGAGATACCTCAGCTCGTGCAAGTGAGCTTTGATCGCTGTTGTTTGGCACCACTTCCGGATTAGGCAGCGACCGCAGCGTGTCAGATACCGCTGTTCTTACTGTCGGACGAATATGATTGAGCACTTCTCGCGCTTCATCCAGGTCGTAATCATCCTGTACCCAGCCTAGCGGAGACGCTGTGCCCCACTGTAAACCACGGTAAAAAGCCATGTTTTCAATAAGATACGGTGCTCTCTGCGCAATGGCAGTGATTGCGTCATCATAAAGTCCTTGTGCTTCCGAAAGCATTTCCCGCGCACGGGCTTTCGTTAGCTTTTTTCCTTCACTCATCCTACGCCTCTGGATCCATTACTCTGTGCTGCCCGTTCATTCGACCCTGTTTTTTTAGTTTCGCTTCTAGTGCAGCTCGTCGCAATGGTGTCTCAATATCCAACTGCCGTTCTCGTAACGACTGTTCCTTCTTCTTTAATTCGTGCTGTTCCATCCATAAGTCACGCGGCAAACCACCAATAGGCGCTGCGTTTTTTAGATGGTCCAGGTAATCACCCTGCACTTTCTCAAATGTCGTGCTAATCTCTTGGTTGTTCTTTATCAAGAGCTCAACTGTTTCACGGTGTCCTTTAAGTAGCCAGTGTAGAGCTGTTACTGCTGTACCTAAAATTCCAAGAAATCCAAGTGATGCGAGAATCATTGCGCCAGTCATAGTGCGAACCTATCATACAAAATACAACCTGGGAATTATCGGTTGTATTTGCGCATATTCCTTACTGATTCACGTTTGTTTTCGCGCTTCTGGTTGCGCGTATCATGCGCGATTTTGGCCAATACGGCTTCCCATATATTATGATTTTGTTGAGGAATATTAGATGTTTGCGCCGCAGCAGCTGCTTGAGCTTTGCGGTCTACCGGTGGCGCAGCACGTGTGTGCCCAAAAAAAGCCATCGCTGTGGCCATTACGGTATCATCGTGCTGACCTTTGGGTGCCTGCATTTTTCCGTCGTTTGACTCGAAAGACAGGTGCTCCTTTATCAGCTCTTCACTCAGAAAATTCAACGATTCTGTACGGATTGCTTCCTGCGTGTCTGCTAACACTCTAGTTTTCGTAGACGCTGTGACCAGGAATCCAAAGCGAAACGTGTTCGGGTCACTGACTCTGCCCTTGATCATATCCATTGTGCGGCGATGATAGATATGCGGATATCTGTTTTCGACGACTCTTGTACACGCAGCCAAGCCAGGACCGTTGGCTTCCGGCACAATGAATGCGTCGTTATACCATTCGGCCAGCAAACAAAGCATTTCACCAAAAGCTGGTGCTGGTGTTTTGATTCGCAACATTGCTGCCTCGCTCACAAACGTACCATCGTGTCGATCGAACACTAAGGCGACAGACCAGTCACCTCGCTTGAGACCCTGACTGACATCGGCACCAATAACATACGTGTGTCCTTTCTTTGGTTTGCTCCACACAGTAAAGTTCTGCATACCAAACGGAACCTTCTTTGGGTCATCGTTGGGGTCGAGCTTGAGACACAGTTCTGGTTTGACGGTCTTTGATCGCAACTGCATCCTTTGCAACTTGCGTTGCGGAAACCATTTCGTTGATGTCGCCTGAAAACTTTCGTCTGCTGTGCTTGGAAACTCTTGTGCAAAGTACAGTTCCGGCGGTAGTCCTTGTTCGTTTGCTTGGCAGTCGTTTTCTATCTTGGTTCTTCGCCACTTGATTTGCTCAAGCGTAGTTTCTGGGAACGCAGACAATAATGCTTTCTCATCAGCATCTAGCGTGTCTTCGATGTGTTGCCTTTCCCAGTCGAATACTTTTTCTCTGTACGCAGGATCATCTAGCCACGAGTAAAAAAAGCGTATGTAGCCATTCCAGTTTTGAATTGTGTCTGCTTCTTGGTGGTCATGCGCTGCAATGATGTCATCTATATCTAACGCTTTGGTCCATCGCTCGTAGAATCCACCGCTTGGTCCATTGCCGGTACTCTCTTCAATCACCGTACTATATGGCGGAGCTGCAGTAAGTGCGCTGTTTACTTCTGCATAGCTCTCGAAGAAGGCGGATTCTGATAGGTGCATGAGATCGAATTGATCACCACGCGCAGAGTTATCACCACCAGCACTTGCAACAACGTAACGGCTATTATGCTCCCACGTGTAGCCTTCACTTCTGCTTTTGTATTGCGCTTGTTTTCGATACTCATCGTATTCCGGCGACCAGTAGTCATAAAAATCTTTCGTATACTTGAAAATACGACGTGCGTTTGCGCCTCTATGCGCCATGACTAACACAGACATGTTCGATGTGAAGTTGGCCTCTAAATAAAAACGAGCACCGATATACGAGCTCACACCTGCACGACGGCATTTTGTTATAACAATACGTACCGGACCATCAGACAACTGCAGATGCGGCGCTTTCTGTTTGAAGTTATAAAGCAGCGCGTCGATGTTCTTCTGGCTAATCTTGCGCACAAGAGTGCTGAATTTTTGCTTAGGCGAGATACCGATGACTTTGGCAATCTCTTCGCAGTCATCTGAAAGGAGCATGTTTTTTGCTATACGAAACGCTCTTACTTTCTCGAATAACGCATGCAACCGTGTTTGACAGTTGTTCAAATATAGCGGCGTAAGCTCACCTTTTCGATCACGATGCTCCACCAATATAAGCTTTTGCATAGCGTCTACTTTGTCTTCGATAAATCCACGCTCGACAGCGGGATCAAACGGAACCGTTTTGTTTCTTTTGCCCATTACCACTTAACCTTGTGCGACCAATATCTTGCAGACAACTTATCAGGACTAGAGTCCTGTGCATTGTGTCTTGCGTAATAGCTTTTGCGACGTGCTTTATCTTTGGCAGACGAAGGATTTTTGCCTGCTCCCTTCACGCCTTGTTGACCGAAACGTATTGTTTTTACTGTGCCACCCGACTTGGCAACGACAACGTGTGACTTGGTTGGATGTGATGGTGTTTTCTTAGGTTTGTTGTAACCAGAAACACCTATCCTGCTTAGTATCCCATCATTTTTGTCTTTTTTTTTACCGCGCCACCGTACATCATTTTTTGCATTTTTTTGACTCCGCCACCGTACATCATTTCAGGCATGTTTTTTACCGCGCCACCGTACATCATTTGCGGCATCTTCTTCACAGAACCGCCATACATCATCTCAGGCATCTTATCGACTTTGCCGCCATACATCATTTGTGGCATATTCATAACTTTACCACCGTATTTCATTTCCGGCATGTCCATGTCAGGCTTAGTCATAGGAAAATTACTGCTTCTTTTTGCAAGCAGCATTTCTACTTCCTCATGATATTTCTTTCCTTCTTCGGTTGTTGGGTTCCAGTTGCTCAACATTTTGCGCATTTCGCCCATCATCTCTACGCTGTCGGTCGGCATTGGCATGCCAGTCTTGATGCTGTCGACAATTGGTTTAGGAATGACGTACTCTCCTTGCTGCGCAAGGATTGGCACCGAGTCAACGCCAGGTACGCCGCCCATAACTTCTCCGCCTTTCTCCATGTTTTGCTTGCCCCAGTTCGCTAGACGATTCTTAGAAGACTTACTTCCTTTGTATTTACCGCCTTTCTTTTGGTAAATAGATGTCGCTAACTGCATTGCTCGAGCACTGTGCTTACCGCCCATCTTGTTTAGCGCTTCTGACTTAGACGCTGCCCATAGTGCGGGATTACTTTTGTTGGAGATTTCTCCGCCTTTTGCTAAAGCTTCTGCGAACGGGCCGCGCAAAAAATCTGGAATATTCCCCGCTCTTGTTTCTGAGGTGTTGTTGTCCTGTTTATTTTTTCGACCCATAATTGACGGCAGAATATTAGTCGCATCCATTTCGCGAACAGTTTCATTCATTGCTTTCATTTCCGGACTGTCTTTTACACTGGGCGCAGGCATGCGCGGTGCGGCAGAATCTAAGCTAGGCATTTGATTCTTTGTTGCTTGCATCATCATGCCTATCAAATCACTTCGATCTTTTCCACCTAGCCCCGTTGTCACAGCGCCGGTATCAGAAATCGATTTTTTTCCTGGTACACGGAAATCAGACAGTAACGTCTGCTGCTTTAGTTTTGGCTTGCTTGGTTGTGCCATTGGCTTAGGTGCGGCCTTTGCTTTTGCTGTACCAAAACGTTTTGCGTATGCACCGGCAGGCGAGATGTTTGCAGCTACACTTTTGATTGGAGCTCCACTTTGCGCAAATGTCTGCAGCTTGCGTGGGTCAGTAATGCCTATTTCTTTCTGCAGTTCCTGTACACGTCGCATAACATCAGCGGTTGTAAAATCTTCTCTTCCCTTCGCGATAAGGTCTGCAGTTGCAATATCGGCAAGCATATCTCGGTCACGCACTTTGTATCCACCAGGTACGCCAGCTGTTTGTCCTGGCATTTGTGCAGCTATCGACGCTGCAGGTGCTGGCATGTCGTCGTCTCGAAAAGGAGTTACGTTATAATTGGCAATAGACGCAGGAGCACCGGGCACTGCAGATAGAGATGCTGGAGGCATCATGCTCATAGCTTCTTCACTCATCAAAGGAGAGCTTTGATTTTGCATGCGCTGATATGCTGCAGCTAATTCCGCGTTTGTGTCTGGCGTAGGCGCATCTGGGCGAGAAAGAACACCTGCGGCAAGACCTGTTCCTGCGGCCACCGGGAGAAGACGCTGTGTTGGAGCACTTAGTTTGCTGTACGCTTCTGTCAGTGGTGCAATCGGACTCTGCATTCCTGAGCCCCTGCGCCCAGCAAACTCCATTGCTTTAGTTAAGCCTCGGTCAATACGCTCTAGCTGCGGAACATTTATCGGATATCTGCTTGCTCGTGTTATCGTATTTAACGCTGAACTACGCGGAACATTACCAAGACCAACACCACTGCCCTGCATCTTGATTGCCTGCTCAGGAGACAAACTTCCACGCAAATTTAGACCCGCTCTCGGCGCTTGTGGAAGGCTAGACGGAAACGGAGTTTGCCCTGTAGGCAGCGAACCAGAAACATTCATCCTGCCTAGCGGTGGTCTGCGCATAGCAGCAGCAATATCTGCAGCTTTACTTACTGGCGCACCACCTGCTGGTGGAGTGCCAACCGCACCTCGACCCAAGCCCAAACCTGCACGACCCTTGCCTACTGTGCCTTTAAGGATTGCAGCTCCGCCTTTTACTGCTGGTGGAAATCCAATCGACATAGGACGACTGGCAAGCAGATCGCTTTCTTGCGAGTAAGGAGGGAAGTTTGGATCTAGCCCTGCCGCAACACGCTGCTCTGGTGTCATGTTGTACCAATCATACATAAGCGGTTGCGCGTAAGGCTCAGGACTTATGTTTTTTTGGTATGCACGTATCAAATCCATCAAAGGACTTGTTGGCTCGAGTCCCGTTACTCCGCTTGCGCCGACAGGGACCATAGGTAGATTGAGCATATTTGGGTCGTTTGCCATGCCTGCACCATATCATCAGTCTTCAAAAATGCGAACTACTCTGTTACATTGCCGCCAAGTTGTAGCGAGAGGTCTCCCGCTTGCAGCTAGACTGTTCCGTGTGTTCTCAAGGTGGTTAGTTTGATTTTCATGCGCGGAACAGTCGACCTATTCTTCCAGATATTCAACATGATAGACGAAGAAATGCTCGACGATGAGATGACAGTACGGATGTGTATTCACTGTGGTGCTGGGTATTACGGGCCTAGAAAATGCACTGTATGTGGAGAAGAAGCAGGTATGAAAATACCAGATGAGGAGATATTCAACTTTATTCCGCTGGTGCCAGGAATCAACTAATTGCAAAAGTCCCGCATACCAAACACCCCTTTCGTATGCGGGACATGATAAAAAAAGTCGTTATATGCTGTAAAATTATGGTTTACCATCTATCGCTGATGGCTTTTCTGCGTCGTTCACAGATTTCTTCGTCGAGTTGATCTACCCAAGCACCGAATACTGTCTTTAGACCTGTCTCGAGGTTATGGACTTTTATGAGTTTTGATAGCCTGTACTCTGCAATACAACGTATCGCAGTTGTATCGCACCGTGCGGTACATGTGAGGGACACGTTTGTGGGGATGTGGGTAATTGTGCAGTGGGATTTGCCTTTTTTGTGGGAGATTTTGTAGGTGCAGTGAAGTGGATTTAGGGCAACGGAGAAGTTTTTGTGGGGTCTGGAGGGTGTTTCACGTGAAACGATGGTTATTTTGTGGAGGGATTGCGTTCTGTAGTAGGGGATTGTGTTGAGTATAGAACTGGCTGATTTAGGGTCCCTCATTATAGGGAAATCGGGGATATGGGCCCCATACAAGGGTGTCCCCCGGGGGTACCGGGGGTTGGTGCTATGGCTGACACTTTCCCAAAGTGCAAGCCGTTTCTCTATTCCTTTGATTTTCTTGGTTTTTCTAGTCGCTTCGCTTCGCTGGGTCGCTTTGTTGGTCCGTCGTGGCATGCTTCCAGTGTATGAACTGCAGCGAATCGAGACAACCTGAACCGATGTCTGATGACAATGCAATCATTCACGCCCTAACCCGAGCAAATCCACTGTCCCAACCATCAACCATCTAAACTCTCACAATCACATGAAACCAGGGCCAATCCCAAACCCTCAACCCATTGATTCCAATCCATCACAAGCGATTCCCGGAGCTCTCACACTGCAGAAAAGTCTACCCTTTACTACCTATTAACATTTTTTCCGCTCTTTTCTTCAATTTCGCACCTTGCGAAATTCAATCAGATGTGCCAAGCTCACTGCATCATGACTAACCGCAAAAAAAACACTCATCGTAAAACCATCATCAAAATCCAGCGTCGGGGAGGCATCGACAACGATTCGAGAATAGAATCTGCAGCGCGAACAATCATTGACGCAATGTTCTCTCGTCGAATGGCGAATACTCTAAGAATCACAATCAAACTCCGTGCAACCATTCAAAACACGTCAAAAGGTACTCTAGGTCTTGCAGAATTCCGCGATACATCGAAAGGAAAAACTGCACGTTCTAAGCATTACACTATTCAGATTCTCCGCGATATGCCTATCGAGCGTCAATTGTCTACACTTATTCACGAGCTCAAACACATCGAACAATTCACCAGCGGACGTTTAACAGTCCGTGAAACTTACAAGGTTATCGGGTGGTTTTGGCGATATCCCGGTCAAACTGGGCAAGCTACAAAATACCCGCTAGGGTCAATCGCTTGGGAAAAACGCCCTTGGGAAGTAGAAGCTTGCAAAGCGCAAAACGAATTTGCTCACCTGCTAAATATCAGAACTCGGCGCGACATGTACGCGGAAGAGCTCGAAGAACTGGCCTCGAATGCCTAACCCTAACCCCTAACCCTGCAGACTTCCACGGTCTGCCGGTTCCTTTTGGAGACCATCATGAATACGTCAAAATTAACCCACTCATCTTTCGAACTCGAATCAATTAACCGTCAATTGCAGTCGCGAGCTGAATTAGCTTACAAAGTCTATATTGATACCCATTGCGAGTATCTCCAGGTGCAAGCCACCAGCACCAGCGTGATTCTCGC